CAATCTTGATGCTGGTCCACATCGAGTTGGCTGTATCGGTGAGTGGCTGGAAGGTTTCGCCCAGGCGGGTCATTGCGTTCTCCAGCTGCACGTTGGCCTGCGTTGCGCGGTCGGCTGCGGTCTCCACGTAGTCGCCTGCCTTGGCCATCTCTTCGCGGATGATGGCACCAACGGCCTTGGTCATATCGCCCGTCTCGGCCATGCGCTCCTTGATCTGTGCGGCACTCAGTCCGAGGTTGTCCAGAATCATCAGCGATTTGCGGCCCAATCCGGTAACGATTGAGTCCACCATGTAGTCAACACTCTGTCCGGTGTCCTTTGCCTTCTGCTGGGCGAATGCCAGCATGGTGCCCAGTTCCTCGAGTGGCAGCTTAAAGTCGTTGAACTTCACGGCAGCCTTCATCAGTTCCAGGTCGGTAACGGTACCGTGGGTGGCCTCGCGCAGTCCTTGCAGGATGTCGCCACGGCCCAGGCGCTGGAATGCTATGCGGATGCCCTCGCCCTGTTTGGCCAGTTCGATACCCTGCTTTACCATGTCGCCCATCTCGCTGGCCAAGCCTGCCAACATACCAGCACCCTTTGTCATCAGGTTACCGCCAAACACCTGGAGCATGCCGTCTATCTTACCGCCACCAAACAGCCCACCGCCACCGGTGCCGCCCTGCTGGATGCCGTCGCTCAGCGTCGATGTCTGCTTCAGCTCCTGGTTTATCTTTGCCACCTCGTCGGCCACGCCTTTGTATCTCTGCTTCATCTGGTCGATGGCTTGCAGATACGCCGGGCCCACGGCAGCCTTCTGCGCGTCGGTCATGCGATTGTATTGCATGGTCAGAGCCTCTATAGTGCCCTTGTAGTCGTTCATCTGCCCCTTGGCGGTTTTGGCCGTCGACTCGGTTCGTCCCATCATCTGGACAAACTGCTTCATCTTGTCGCTATCGCTGGAGAGTGCTTTTTGCAGTCCACCGTTGGCCTCGGTAAAACTATCGAGGGCGCTCTTGGCTTTCTTTAGTCCGGCATCCCATTTGCCGGTTTCCACCGCAAGTTCTAATGCTGATTTTGCCATATTTCGTTATTCTTTAAATGCTCTTTCAATCCATCTTTCCACATGTCCGGTAAGGGTGTGGCCCAGCTGCTGTGCTGCCTGCTCCATATCGCTCTGCATGGTGTGGAAGAACCCACGGGGCGAGATGTTGCCACGGGCTCCCCATGTGGCGGTTGATCCGCGACCGGTTGGGCCGAACGATTTGGCGGTGCGCACATCGGTGCCAAACTCGAGGAATCGCAGTATAAAGCCGCGATCGGGGCCGTAGTACTCGTTGATTTTCTTTGTGCGGTCGCTCACGTATCGCTGCTTCAGCCATCCGGGCTGATACTTTCGGGTGCGGCTGCTCATTCGTCCGCGAGGGCTTGCGATGTTGATATTACCCGCATACTCGTCTTTATACATTCGGCGTAGCACGGCTGTGGCTGCGTTTTTGCCTGCTACTTTCTCGGCATTCTTCACGGCCTTGGCACGCTGCACGGCCAGCACCTTGCCCAGTTCCTGACGAACCACCTCGGAGAACCATCCGTCGAACGATGCGCGACTGATGGTGCCGGTGTGGGCCATCGATACCTGCTGCTTTACGTTCTCCTGAAGCGCCAGGCGATGCAGCACCGAGCTGATGACTTTATCGAGGTTTTTCAGTCCCTCGAAATCTGCTCGCAACATATCTATGCGGTTATTAGTTGCGCTCAGTCCTGGTACGTTTGTTTGGTAATTTGCCATTTGTGCCTTGTTTTATCTCTCAGGCATAAACGAGGTTAGGGTTTACTACAAAAACAAAAAAAAATGGGCGCTCCGCTGAGCGCCCTGAGTAAAACAATCTAATTCATTAACTTACTAACTTACTTTTTCTATGAAAAAAACTAAAAACCTAAAACATTATAAATATTACGATATTACTACTATTTCTTTTCAAGTCCATCAATCACTTTGTGGCGGTTGGGGCCGAAGTCGGGATACACATAGCTGACATGCACCCACCAGGTGCCGGTCTTGGCGTTGTGCTCCCATATCAGCTGGTCGAAGGGCAGGTGATCCTTGATGTAGTTAAACCACTTGCGGCCCTTCTTCAGGTCGCCACCGATGCAAAGGTCGGCGGCTTGGCCCTTCATGTGCTGGCTGTTGTAAACGCCGCCCACGGCCTTATTGAGCGCCTGGCAGCGGAATCCTGAGCCTATCGGGATGGGTTCTTTCATGGCCACGCGCAGGGGCTCCAGTATGTGTTCGGCCAGATAGGTGAGATTGATTTGCTGCTGTGCCGAGGGTTTGTTGTTGATGCCAAACTTTTCGGCGGTCTTGCTGCGGTAAAGTTCCTCGAGGGTGAAGTGTTGTGTGATGGGTACGTCCATATTATTCTTCGTTATTGGGTTCTATTTCGTGGGGTTTTGGTGTCTCGGGTTGCAGGTCGCAGTCGGCGTTGGGCACGCGCTGGCGATGCTTGCACTTCATGTCGTAACACTGAAAAGGGCGCATCTGCTCCAGCTGTCGACCATTGCGAGCCACTTGCATCTTCAGTTCGCGCACCTCGTTGTCGGTTTTCTCCTTCCATTGCATCATCTCGCTCACTATCTGCCGGTAGTGATCGCGGTCGGCTTTCAGTTCGGCAATGTAGCGATGGTTGTCCTCCACCTCTTTCTGCTTGTCGTCCAGCATCTGCTGGTAGGTGTCCTGTACTTTCTGCGCCATGTCTATTTCGGCGCTCTTGGCTTCGGCCTCTTTTTCTTTCGCTTCGGCCTGGGCTTTCTTACGTTGCCATTTCCACGTGAAAAAGGCGCCGCATCCTCCACCGAGTAACAAGCCCGCGAGGTTGATCAAAGTGTCAACGGTAATCTCCATTTTTTTTTAAAAATCGTTAAAGGGTTTAAGCATTATTGCTCTTACCTATGGCCGATTGTGTGTTTCGGGTTTACTAAGGGGACGGGTACGTGGCAGTAGCCATCGGCGCTGCCAGGTACCTGCCCCCTGTCAGAGGGTTAAGCGTTGGCCGCCGATTACTCGGTCAGCTCCTTGTAGGCTGCTGCGAACTCGGGCCAGGCCATCAGCGCCAGGATGATGATGGCTGCTGCGATGGGCCACGATCCACCTTAAACGGCATAACCGAAGCCTCCAACTGCGCCAAGAATAAAGGCGCAAAACTTTACGAATGCAAAAATCTTGCTCATAACTTTTTGATTTTAATTATTAATAATACGATGCCGAGAGCGATAGCGCCCAGGGCGATATATCCGAGGTATTGGATGGTGCGCTGCCACCACGTCAGAGGCTTCTCCTCATACTCGATGATTGGGTATGGGCGGGCGATGGTGTCGTGGGTGGCCACGATGGTGGTGTCGTGCACCTCCTTCAGTTTGTACTTGGTGTGCCACTCTTGCACCCAGATGGTGTCGCCCTGCTGCTTGATGGTGATGCTGTCGTGCAGATACACCGAGTCGCGCTGGTGATCGGTCACTATCAGCGTGTCGGTCTTTACTACGGGCACCTCCACGTATTTGGTGGTGGTGCAACTGCTCAGCGCCAGCAGCGCAATGATGGCGAGCACCACGATGCCGATGGAGGTGAAGAAGCATCCGCGATACGATGCCTCCAGCCCCTTGTCGGTGTGGCCCTGCTCGTCGATGTCGGGCAATAAATCTTTGTCTTTTTCCATAATTTTAAGGGTTTTGTCGTTATTTGTCAAATTTTCGGTCGAGGGTTTACCGATTGTTTTACTTTAATGAATGGTGGCAGGTCTTTTGGTAATTCCTGACCATCCAATAGCACCAGTTCGCCGGTGTTAAAATCGAAATAAGCCGCCTGGGTTTTTGTTCCGAATGTGGGGATAACTCCGACACGCAGATAGGGGTACATGGTTTGTTCGCCGGCGATGATGGCACCGTAGCGTTCGCTCGCCACCTTCAGCGCACGTTTGCGGCTGTCGCTCTCGATGTATATATCCAGCACGCTTTCGCCATAATAGGTTCGGCGGGCGTGTATCAGGTCCTTCTTTCCGCCAACGCAGCAGATTTGCACGCTCTCCACCTTCTTCTTGTCGAATCTGAACGTGATGCAATACACCTCGGCTTTGCTCTCGTAGGCTTCGTCGAGGTCGTACACCTCCAATCGGTAGCTGTCATCTTTGGTGTCCAGATAATCTTTCGCACGTTTGCGAGTGCTGAACACTCGGTCGATGTGGTAGTCGGAGTATTCGCCACGGGTGATAACAAATACTTTGTTTTCTTCTGTCATAATGTTTAATGTTTAATCTTTAATGTTTAATGTACTACACTTGAATAAGTCCCTCTGATAAATCGAAGCAGTAGAGGGCATCGAGGAGGGCGTGCACTCCATCTATTTTGTTATGGGACCCCGACTTCAGCGGTTTTTTCAACTCATTAGGTGAAATCTCCAGCTTCACGTTCTGGAACATCCACGGCCAGGCGGGATTCATAGATAGGTGCAGCCAGGGGTGGTCGGTCAGTAGCATGTACTCGATTTCCTGAACAAGTCCGTTCTGCGCCACGAACGTCTGCGGAACGGGCACCACCATCTGCTTGAGTGTCTGCGCGATGTCGCCACCGCTCATGCCGCGCTGCTGGAATAGTGATTGCAGCCACGCCTTCAGCTGGTTGATGGGGGCGGTGCTCTGGGCTGGATCGTAGCCGAACATGCGCATGTCTATCTGGCTGTCGGGTGTGGCCATCAGGTTGCCGTGTTCGTCATATCCGGCACGCTCCATGATTTTGTTGATGGCCATCTCGTGGCTGAATACCTCGCCGGGGCACACGTGCAGCCATCCGTCGCGAATCCACATCTCGTAGAGCGGGCGGTTGGGGCTGTCGTGCAGCGCCGCCTCGGTAATCCATAGGTCCATGTCGGCAAAGAATCGGCCCTCGGGCTGCTGCGTCTGGTAGTTCACGGCCAGATAGGTGGCCGCCCAAAGGTCGTCGGTACCACCGAAGTCGAGCCCCACAAACACGCGCCATCCTTGCGTGGCCCAGCAGTCAGCTATGCGCTGCGGTATCTGCCGCTGCCGTATCTGGTCGCCCTGCAACCACTTCATAAAGCGGTCGCTCTGCCACATATTGAAGTCTTTCGTTAGCACCTCCTTCTTGGTGTCGTCGCTGTTAGCGGCCTCGTGCAGGCGCTTTCGATAATAATCGGGCTGCACGGTTGTGCCTATGCTTCGGTTCACCTTGCGGAACAGCTCGGGGTCGTCCAGCTTCTCCAGGTCGTCGGTCACCTCCCACGGGTCCAGGCGCAGCAGGAATGCGAACCACACATCGTCGTCGGTGCGGCGCGGCTCGCTGATGGGGTGGTCCATCTCCGCCAGAAGGCTCTCCTCCACCTTCTCCATTT